TTAGAGGTAAAAGACAATTGTCCTTTAAATAACTTTGAGCCTTGCAAAAAATTTGATTGCGCTTGGTTTATACAAGTAAAAGGAACACATCCTCAAACCGGTCAAGACATAGATGAGTACGGCTGTTCTATGGCTATGCTTCCAATGTTAATGATAGAAAATTCTAGACAGACTAATCAAGCTGGTGCTGCTATTGAAAGTTTTAGAAATGAAATGGTAAAAGCTAATAAAGAATTAAACATACAAATTATAGAAGCTAACAATAGGAAAAAATTAAAGTAATGGCATATACAAGCATACAATTTGTACCAGGAATAAATAAAGAAACTACAGAGTATGGTGCTGAAGGTCAATGGGTAGATTGCGATAAAGTTCGTTTTAGATATGGTTTACCACAAAAAATAGGTGGTTGGGAAAAAGCTTCTCCTCATGCTCTCATAGGAGTTTGTCGTGGATTATTTTCTTGGTTTGATTTAAATGGAATACGATACGCTGCAATAGGAACTAATAAAAAAGTTTACTTATTTAGTGGAGGTAACTATTACGATATTACACCTATAAGAACTACTAAATCATCTCAAACTAATTGTTTTACTTCTTCTAATGGTCAAGCTTTAGTTACATGTACTGTTGTTAATCACGGTGCAGTAGCAGGAGAATTTGTTACAATAAGCGGTACTTCAAGTTTATCGAATACTAATTTTACTGCTTCTGATTTTAACCAAGAATTTGAAATAACTAGTGTAGTTGATAACGACAACTTTAAAATTACAATGCCTAGTAACGAAACAGGAACTGGAATGTCTACAGTAGGAACTGCTACATTTGCATTTCAATTAGAAAATGAACCAGATAGTCAAACTTTTGGTTTTGGTTGGGGAACAAATACTTGGAATACCGCAGCATGGGGTACAGCTCGTTCTACATCTAACGTTACTCTTGACGCTGGTATATGGAGTTTTGATAACGCAGGTGAAGATTTATTTGCATGGTTAAAAAACGGAGGATTATATAAATGGGATGTTACTTCTGGGTTTGGCTCTCCACTAGCTGCAGTAAGTGGTGCTCCTACTTCTTCAGTTACAGGTTTAATTTCTACTCCAGATAGACATGCTATATGTTTTGGAACAGAAATAACAATAGGAAATGCTTCAACACAAGATAAAATGTTTATTCGTTGGTCAGATCAAGAAAACTTTACAAGTTGGAATCCAACTACAACTAACACTGCTGGATCACAACGATTAGGAGAAGGTAGTAGAATAATATCAGCGTCATCAACTAGAGGTGAAATATTAGTGTGGACAGATACAGCACTACATTCAATGCAATTTATTGGTCCACCGTTTACTTTTGGTTTTAAATTACTCGGTACAGACTGCGGATTAGTTGCACTTAATGCAGCGGTCGTAGTAAACGATAAAGCGTACTGGATGACTGACGGTCGATTTATGACTTACGCAGGTGCTATTTCAGAAATACCTTGTAGTGTAAAACAATATGTATTTGACGATATAAACAGAACACAATATTCACAAGTTTATGCAGGAGAGAATAATCAATTTAACGAAGTCATATGGTATTACTGTTCTCAAAGTTCTGGATTTATAGATAGATATGTTATTTACAATTACATAGAAAATGTTTGGTCTATTGGTAATTTAAATAGAACAGCATGGGTAGATAACGCAGTATTTCAAAACCCTATGGCTTTAGAATATTTACCAAATTCTACTGCAGCTACTCAAACTACAGTTAATGGTGCTACTGCTGGTCGTTCTTTTTTATATGATCATGAAAAAGGCTCGTCAGATGATGGTGCTATTTTAGAATCTACATTAACTAGTGGAGATGCTGACGTAGGCGATGGAGACGTGTTTACTTTTATACGAGGCGTAATACCTGATTTTAAAAATTTAACAGGAACAGTAAAATTAAATATACAATCTAGAGATTTTCCAGCAGATTCACAACGTACAACAGGAGATTTATCTGTAACTACTTCTACTCGATTTGTAAATACACGAGCTAGAGGTAGACAAGTATCATTGAAAATAACTAATGATAGTTCAGCTTCTGATAATTGGAGATTTGGAACTTTACGATTAGATACAAAAGCGGACGGTAGAAGATGACATTTAAACCACCACCAAGTTTACCAATAGCAACGAAAGAAATTGATGTAAAAGAAACTCTTAACGTTACAACTAAAACGATAGAACAATATTTGACTGAAGTAAATCAGCCAGCAGCGAATGGTTATTCTACATCTAATATCGTAGATACTCGCACTTTAAATGGCTCTACAGCCAGTTTAGCTGACGTAACTAACGTATTAGGCACGTTAATAGAAAGACTTAAAGGAAAGGGATTATTAAGTGATTAAGCTAAGAAAAGCAATAGAAACTGATGTTATTCAGATACGAGAGCTTTTAAAGAAATGGTTAATTGAAACAAAATTAAACTTTGGTGTAACAAACAATAGCAAAGCAAGGGAAAATATATTAGAATACATACGTCAAAACTTTGTCGTAGTGGCAGTTAAGGACGGTAAAATTATTGGAAGTATAGCAATGGCGCATTGTGATACTTGGTATACCGATAAAGCTTTTTATCGAACACTATGGTTTTTTGTCGATGAAAACGAGAGAAACCCTAGTATTGCAAAATCTTTATTAGACTTTGCGAGAGAATATGCTAAAGTACAAAATATTCCAATGATTTTAGAAATTATGCAAGGAAAAGATATGGATAGAAAACATCAATGGATTACTCGACAAAACCTTGACTATCTTGGTGGAACTTATGCAGAGGGATTATAATGGGAAGTATCTTCAAACCTAAAACTACTACTGTACCAGCTTCTTCATCAGGAACAGTTACATACGAAATACCAGAATATTTTAAGAAAGCTCAAGAAGAATTATTTCAACGAGCTACAGCTGAATCTAAAAGACCTTATGAATCTTTTCAAGGGCAACGAATAGCTGATTTTACACAAGCACAGCGTGATGCAATATCTGCAGCAGGCGGACAAATAGGTGCTTTTGAAAGATCAGGTGCTACTACAGAAGCAAGGGGCATGTTAGATGAAATGAGAAATGTAGGTGAAAGAAGATTTACAGGCTCTACTGTAGATGAATATATGAATCCTTACATAGAAAACGTTGTTAACAGATCAGTATCAAGAATAGCTGATATGGAAAGTCAAAGAAGAAATCAAGCTGCAAAAAATCAAATAACTGCAGGTGCATACGGCGGTAGTCGTGGTGCAATAGAACAAGCTGTTGGTGCTGCAGAAAGTGCAAGAACAGCAGGTGATTTAGCTGCAGGACTATACGCTCAAGGATTTAACACAGCACGAGGTGCATTTGATCAAGATAGAAATGTACAAATGAATAATTTAAGTGCATTAGCAAATGCAATACCTGCGCTTCAATTACAAAAACAAGGCGCTGCTATGCAAGAAGCAGAGGGTGCGATGAAGTTTGGAGCAGCAGAACAAGGATTAGAACAAGCTAGATTAAATGAAGCTTATAAAGATTTTATAGAACAGCAAGGTTTTGGAAGAGGGCAACTTGCTTTCTTAACTTCTATTTTATCTGGAGCACCTATAAGAAGTTATGGTCAATCTTCTACAGGTACACAAGATCAAGTTATAGGAGGTACTTCACCTTTTGCACAAATAGCAGGAACAGCGATGGCGTTTGCAAGACCGCCTTCTGATGTAAGACTTAAGAGAGATATCGAGCTAGTTGGTAAATCACCTAGTGGAATAAATGTTTATAACTTTAAATATCTAAATTCTGATGACACTTATCAAGGGGTTATGGCACAAGAGGTTCCAGAAGCTTCTGTATTGATAAACAATTATTATCATGTTGATTATTCGAAAGTAGATGTAGAATTTAAAAAATTAAGTTAAAAAAGCGATGGCTATACGAAATTTTTTTAACCCGAATGGAAGTGCAACAGACGATATTACTCAATTAAAATCATTAGTAGATGCTTCATCTACTGGAGATGTAGATGACGTTGTACAACAACAAATAATAAATAAGTATGGAAGTTATGATGCTTTGTATGATGCATATCAAGAAGAACAAAACTATCAAGATTTAGTTAGTAGAACTATCGCTGAGGGCGGAGGCACAGGCAACGATATGATGGCTGATTTCTACGCTAATCAAACAGATGCTCTTGGTCAAATGCAATCTTTAGTAGACCAATCAGGAACTGGTGGAACTGTTTTACAAGCTTCTACTACTAATAATCAAAATCAAAATGAAGAACAACCAGAAGATGATAGAAATTTAAGAGAAAAAATAACTGACTCTATTGTTGAGATAGTTGGTTTTCCAGGTAGAGTAGCAGGAAATTTAAGAGATACTGTAAGTAGTCCAGATAAATTTACAAACTTTTTATTAGACCCTAGAACACAAGCTGGATTACGAATGATACAAGAAGGTGGAACGCCTAGCTTTTCTTCTCCTTTTGCTCGTATATCAAAAGCTTTAATAGATACTTCGACATCTTTACAAGCACAGGCGGCGGCTGCTGCGAGTGCTAAGTCTGGAAAAGTAAACGCAAGAAGTCAAATCTATATACCAGGACAAAACCCAATAGTTGATACTTATCTTAAAAGTTTACCTTACTCCTTTAGTGAAGATGGTACAACAGTTAAACAAAGTTATTATGATTATTTAGTACAACAATCTGCTCTTAATGATTATAGCGATATAACTTTAGAATTTGATAATCAAAACAATTTAGTTGGCGTATCTCCTATTCTTAAAAAACATGATATGACTAAATACAAAGATGAAACATTTGAGAATTATATTATAGGAACTAACACAAATATTGATAATTTATTAGGAGAAACTAATTCAAAATTAGTAGAAGAAAATACTGCAGCTGGAGGAACGAATAAAATCATAGTAGAAACAGGGCCTAATGGTTTATACAAAGTTGAAGCTATGGAACTTGAAGGATTAACATATACAAATCAAGAATTTTTTGCAATAACAGGGCAAAACGATACGTTAGATAAAGCACTTAAAGAATCAGGTTATGAATTTCCTGAAGGAACTAGAATAAAAGTAGAGGGACTAGTAGGAGATTTAAATGGAAAACAAGTCTATGGAGATTTAAATGCAGCAGAAGCTCCAGCAAGCACTGCGGGTAAACAAGCTGATGATGTTCAATTAGATGAATTACCAATGCAAGAGGTAGCTACTACAGAAGTAACTGAATTTTTAGAAAAAAGTAAAACAAGTAAAGAACAATCTAACATTCTTTCTGCTGCAGTTTCAGGGTTAGGAAGTTTAGATCAACCTTTAGAATCTTTAGGTATTATGGAAACATACTTCCAAAGTCTA